TACTTCACCTTCTATAGCAGCACTGCTTTGTATTCCCTCAGAACCATCAGTAGCTTCAAACAAAATAACTCCATCCCGAGCTTTCTCCTTAATACTATCAAGACCAGCCATTGTTTCTTTAATATCAATTTCCAGACCAGAACTTACTTTGTCAAAAAATTCTTTGTCTAGGCTTTCAATAGCCTCAATCATACCTAATTCAGTTTCTGCTTCCCTTACTGCATCCTTCCTCTTTTTTTCTTTTTCAGCTTTTGCCTTTCTTTCTTTAGCATCTAATACATCTTGTTCTCTTTGTTTACTTCGCAAACTTTTATCTGATTTGTACATTTTAATTAATGTATCGATATAATCTTGACTTGGTTGTATTGCTATAAACTCATTTAAAAACTCTTGAGCAACTTTAGGAAGTTCTGGATTATGCTCTAATCTTTGCAATGATCTTACAAAACCATCTGAACTAACTTCACTTCTTGCAAGATTAGGATCATCTAGAACATCAGAGAACTTACCTGATAAGTAAGTAAAATACCCATCCCTTGCTTGATTCCTAACAATTTCCGATGTTGTTATTCCAGATGCAATCAAAGCTTGTTTGCTTTGTATAAAGCCTAGCATATTATTTTTAGCCCAATCTTCTGGAATTTTCTTGTCAAATTTACCAGAAATAGAATAAGCATCAGGCCCTTCCCAACGACCTTTACCAGCTTCATACATTTGTAAAATGTATTCATCATCCTGTTTATCGCTCAACTCTTCTGCTTTTGTAATACTATGTTGATACAAATTATTTTGTATATGAGCTGAATAACCTTTTAATTGATTAATGCCTATTTCTCTAGCAAGCTGTTTGAATTTACCTTGAGCCTTATCAACTACTTTAGCAGTGTAATTTAAAAAAGAAGATTCAAAACCTTTTACATCTAACTTATTCTTTCCGTATAATTCTTTTGCTTTTGCTTTGTAATCAGCTTCTATACTTTCAAAAAACCTCTGATCAATAACAGCGGTAAAAGCATCCATTGCTATTGTGCCAAAACCCTCAGGAATAGAATAAGCTTCTGGTTTCCCATTCTCAGGATTAATACCAATTATACTTTCAATAGGAACAGACAAACCAAGCTCTTTACCTTTTTTCTCTGCTGCATCTGCAGCTCCTTGAAAGAATACGTTTGAAGTTTGTGCAAACGAATTAGATATACTCTGCAAAGAATTAGGAGCAGTATTAGCTCCACTAACATTAATCCCTATATTCGGGATTCCTATTTTACTTTGATATACTTTAATTGCCATTATTAACTCGTTCTTTTATATTGATAAGCCATTTGTATTGCGTTATTAAACCCAGTTGTTATTGAAGCAAACTGTTCATACTTCCCTGATCTTTCTATTTCTTTTTCTCTTGCTCTCATCATATAATCTTTTGTTAAAGAAGCATAACCTAACCTACTTGTATCAGTAGCCAATGCTTCAGAAGAAGCTTTAAAGCTAGCTTTAGCAGAAGCATCATAACCTCTGTTTCCTAAAGCTCCTAACCAAGCTACTGAAACATCCATTATATCTTCATACTCTTTTATCCTGGCATTATGCTCAGCCAAAGCTTGTATTTCTGCATTCTTCCTTTCGATCTTTTGATCGTATGCAGCTTGATTTGCTTTTCTTCGTGCTTCTTTCCCAGCAGCAACACCACTTATTAAACTTAAACCACCACTGACTAATGCTAATGCTAATAACGGATTCATTATATTTGTACCTCTGCAATTACACTATTAATTTGAAGAGATAATGGATCGTTCTGACTTATTGTAATCTGTGGATCACGACTATATCCCAACAAACGCATTTCCTTTTTACCAGTAATAGGTTGTCTCGCTTGACTAGGGTCATCAGTCACATTTCTTATCTCTAAGTTTTTAGAATTTATTGTTACAGACAATGTATCTTTTAAATCCACAACTACTCTACCTAATCCTCGAAGCATACCAGTTGTTGGCCCATCTTGTGTGTTAATATCTAATGGATTTGTTTTAAATGTAGGAGTAATAGCATATCCAATTTCTACTGTACTAGATATTCCACTTATATCAGATACACTTACTGTTCCATTTGAGGCTATTGTTTTTGTTCCCAAGTAATTGTTTCCATCTACAATAGCGACAGTTGCCCCATTAAAAATAGTATTAAATGTAGATAAAGTCCCACTGCTAACAGAAGCCGTTGTAGACATATCTAAATTAACTGACTCATCTAATTCAGTAAGAAAATAATACTCTGTTCCATTACCAATATTATTTCTAACAAGAGCAAATGTTCTTTCATCCACAGTGCATACAGATTTAAAAAGACCGGAAGAAGGCCAAGTAAATTGTGTAAAGCCAGCTTTCTTTTGAGCTCTATCAGAATTAAATACTGCTAATGTTCCATCATTATTAACTAAAAATATATAAGATTCTGGCCTATTAATTGCCGCTTGCAATGATGCCATATCTTGAGGGTTATCTATTAAATGACCAGACAAAGTAGAAACAGAAGTCGCTATATATGCAGCTTCCTTATCTGAAAAGATAAACTCTCTTACAACAGTTCCAGATCTTTGAAGATATAATGTTGCACCATCAAACACAACAGGAGTTACATGACTTGCTCCATAAGGAGTTTGTCTGCGTATCATAGCATTAGTAGGAGTAACTGGTGTATTCTGAAATGCTGGTACAATAAACTCAGAACTTTCAGTAAATACCTGTAAATCCCTATTAGATACTAAATGTTTAATTGCACTTAATTCTCCAATACTAGTTGTTATCTGTATTGAATCATTGTCAGATGCAGACCCTACATCAAAATTAAAAAAGTCATTTGTCTTACTGCCAAATAAACCATCTGGTTGAGAAACGCTACCACCAAGCCATAATCTTCCTTCATGGAAACATATGGCTCTAGGATAACCACGCAATGCTGAAAATGATTGCTCATCAAAATCACCAGACTCAGCATTACAAACTATCTTAGGTGCTCCACCACCATCAGCAGAACTTGTTGCACTCGCTCCAGCAGTAAATGTAAAACGATTTTCATCAACAATACTTGCTACAGTTCTTGACCCATTTATATTACCAACAGCAATACCACCAACAGCATCAGCTTCTTCAATCGTAATAGAATCACTAACACTTAAATTATGTAGTGGCATTGTTACTTCTACAACATCACTTGTATTAATAGTTCTTAAAGCATTTATATCTAATTTAACAAATAGCTTATTAAGTATAGTACCAGTAGCTTGAGTCGATGATTGAACAGAATCTATATCAATCTCTTGACCCCTGTATCGTACAGTTAAATTAACGTGTTTAGAATTAGGATAATTAGCACCTGATTTAGAACCTGTTGTATCAAAATAAACAATAGCTTGATATGAAGCTGAATTAGCATTACTTGCTAATGGTTCAGAACCAGAAGATGTATGAGCATTACTAACTCTGTAAATTTGATTTATTGAAGTATCCTTTAATAATGTTCCTACTGTATAAGATTGACTAGAAGCCCAATTAGCTAAAGTGCCAGAAGGTTTTACTGTAAGAGTTACTTGTCCAGTAGATCCACTAGGAGTCATAGTATAGCCTTGAGGTTGAAAAGCAAAATAAGGCTGAAACCTTTGCTTGGCATCTGATCGAACATCAAATGTAAATTTAGAAACTTCAAATTTAAGTAAACTAGTTCTAACTAATTTTAAAGTTTGGAATGTTTGATGAGTTAAAAACATTACATCACCGGATTGTGCGTAATTTATTTCTTTAATATTAGTAGCTGATAAGTATGTGTTTAAATTCGCACCATCCACATCAGCAGTAATTGTTTGAATATGAGTAACAGCACCAGCACTTGCGTCTCCAGATGAATCAAAATCTAAAATCATTATGAGTATGCTATCATCTGCAAACCCGATTATATATCTTTCATCATCACTAAATATAAAAGGAATTAATCTTACTTGCTGTTGGGTTCCTCCTGATAAATCAGTTACAGCTAATCTTGTTGTATCTGTAGAGGACACAGAAATATAAGATGTAGAGTCTAAAGAATCTCTAACAACAGTTACCACTGCTGCACTAGGATTTGAAACTGTAAACCCATCAATAGCATTAATGGCAGTAAAGAGATTGTCAGCCGTAGTATTATTATTTGTATATGCTCTAACATAATGGGTATTGCCAGAGCTACTGCTTGGAGCAGACCCACTGCTGGCCTCAAACTCAACAGTTATTAAAGTTCCATCATGCTTATAAAATTGTAGCTTAGTGCCTGTTGCTATATTAGCATAGTCACTTACTGTAATTGTAAAAGAAGAACTTTCAACAGTAGTCCCAAAGTTATGCAGAAACTTTGTTCCCGGTCTTTTAATAACTCCACCTTCAGCCCTTAATAAAAAATTAGTAAGCTTTTGTGCCGAGTTTGTATAAACTTGTGTATCTGTTCTACCAATCAAAGAAGGACTAATTTCCCCAAACTGAAAATTAGTAAATGGGATACGAACAACTTGCATTAGCTTCTTCTCGCAGAAAGAAACCTACTTGTAACAAGTTTCCTTGTTGTTTGCTGTTGTGAATCTAATGTTCTAGCTTTAGCCATAGTAATCTCAGATCTTTGAGACATAAGACTAGCAAGGTTTGCATCTCTAGCAATAGAGGTGGCAAATATAATTGCCAAAGAAAACTCAACAGCTAAAGTGAAGTAAGAAGGCCATGTCTCTTCATCTGCTCTAAATGTATAATCAGCAATAACTGTATCTGTTGTTGCCGTATCTGCATATACTTTGTTCCCATACATTTGATAATCAATAATATTATCATTCACAGTAAGGGCATGAAGCATAAGAAGATTGCTAGGAAGTTGATAGGCTAAATCATATCTTCCAGTAGGAGCATCACTAAGCTGATTTAGGGTTGCTTGATTAGTAGCAAATCTCCACCTTGTATTAACTAAAGCAGATTGTGCAACATCCTCATACATATTTACAGCAACACTTGCTTCCGTTGTCCCATCATCAAAAGAACTAATAGGCTCAGCTCCAATAAGAATTAAGGCTCTACTGCATATATCTAAAGGGGTATCTGCTGTGGTACTTGTTAATGCCATATATGTTAAGGGGGGACAATGCCCCCCTTATCCTTTGTTTTAGTCGCTGTCTGTTTCAGCGATAGCAGTACCATCCGATACGTCTACAACTGAACCAGTATTTGACAATACACTTACAAAACTAGTTGTAGGTACATTGGTATCCGAAACGATGATAACATCACGCACTGCAAGCATATTTGCTGCGTCATTAAAATAACCAGCAG